AATCCGGTAAATCGGGTAAGCTAAATCCACCAAAATTCATTAGAAAACTCCTTGAAAACGTTGTGGCCGCGCAATTGGGCTAAAACCCTTTACCATTCCGCCACGTGCCATACGCTTGGCAGGCGTTTCCCCAGCCTTAGACAAAGCAATAGCAACTGCTTGATTTTGTTCATAGCCTTCGTCCATCAACTTCTTGATGTTCTGACTCTTTGTTTTGTTGCTACTACCTTTCTTTAATGGCATATCAACAACCTATATAGCTTCCGCCCTTCTTAGCAGCACCCATACCACGTGCAGTAAGCTTGGAACCCGGACCTTTGCCCGCTTCCATACGCTTATCTGAATATGGCGCTTCAGCAGTCTTGCCGTATGGAATACGACCCTGCTTATCAATCTGTGCATACTCGACTGGCTTTGGTCCGTCTTTTGGTGCGGAACCGTTGACCTTAACAACTGTTTTCATCTTAACCTCCTCGGTTCTTTAATAGCTCACGTTGCATCGCTGCATCAATACGAGCCTGTGTTTGTTTCTCTTGCGACGCCAGACGCTGGTCAAACTGTGAACCACGCATCTGCTGATTCTGTGCATCCAATTGTACCTTGGCTTGGTCAATCGCTTGATCTGCCTGATCGGCTTGAGCCTTAATCTGTAACTCTTGCTCTTTAAGCTGAACCAACGGATCAGGGGCCCCTGCACCAGACAACTGGCCAGACAGTTCTTTCACTTGCTGCAAGCCTTCCGCTACAAACTGCGCCGTCATTCTTTCGATTTCTAGCATCTCATCATCAGTAGCAGGCTGTCCGCCTTTCTGCTGCATCTGTTGTAAATAAGCAACAGCGGCTTGCTCTTTAGCAGCAATCTGCACGTGTTCCATAACGTGCTTTTGCAACGACATAGCAACCGGTGGCATACCACCAACCATAGGCGATGCACCAAATACCAAGTGAGCCGTGATGTGCGCTTGGTGATTCTGACCTTCAAAAGCATGTAGCTCAAGCATATCCAACGCATTAATGTTCTCTTGCGCCGGATCAATAGGCTTGGGCTCTTCTTCGGGTACAGACTTCATGATCCGATCAATGTCGGTCACGCCCAACGCTTCATACATGTCTCGGAACACTTCTGCCAAGTTGTGCAGTTCCGGTGCTTGCGTCGCTAGTTGCAGCTTAGTCTGAGCCATCACAATACGCTGTGCTTGGCTAAATACATTAGGATTACTTACCGGTACGACATCAACACGACCGTCAAAGTCCGCCTGCATAATTCTTTCGTCACCACCCGGCACCGTATACGGATACCGCTGTGGCAAACTTTCTGACATCACACGCGCAAGAATTTTAAACTCCTGCTTCATCGCATAATGTAAACGCTTATGGACCGCACTCATCACACGAGTGCCTTGCTCCATCATAGCAATAGTTGTGCCAACGGCAGCCTGCTGGTTACCGTCACCAACCTTGAGGTCCGTGATCGTCGCAAAACGCTGACCGGCCTCTACAACAAAACCAAGTAAGTTAAATAAGGTTTGGTCAGGCCCTTTAAATGGCAGCGGCATAAGGCTGTCACGTATTGCCCCTCCGGGTGCGTCCACATCTCTGAACTCACCGGGCTGCAATGGATCGTCGTCATCCCTGATCCGTAGTCCGCGGGCCTTGAAGCCTGCTGGGAGGTTGGACAACGTACCAGCGTCGATCAACTGTCGCAGCGCCGCCGTGGCAGTTCGTGACAAACCGCCAATAGTGTGAATCAAACCTAAACCATAGAACCCGAATCCGGGTAAAAACTTAAAGTGGGTGAAGTATTGTATCTTCTTGCGTAGCTCGTCATCTTCGCGATAGTTACGCCTTACAGACAATACCTGCCCGTTATCTTCGGATATTGTTACCACGTAAGGAATCTTGATGCCGGTGGGCTCACCGTCTTCATCCAAGTCCTCATAACCTTCTAGGTCTAAATCTACGTGGCACTCTAAAATTGTGCAGTCATAATCAATCTGGTTAGGCTCCAGACCCTCAATGCGGTCTAATTCACCATCAAGATCAGACATTTCTTTCTGTGCAGGCAGCACTTCAACGTCTAAATACGTGCCACCAATCTGCCGCTTACGCAAATCGTTGAGCGACATGCGCACAACCTGCGTAATGTTAGGACATGTTTCGAGGTCCGCGGTCTCATAAGGAACAACCAAGTTCTCTGCCGGTACAAACTTAGATACCGCACGACCTAGTGTTTCATCAAAATACGTCTTCTTAAACGTAGAACCCGCCAACGGGAGATAAAACAGCATCTGATCCATGTCTGGCGTGTATTCTTCCATCACATTTGTGATGTAGTAGTTCATAAACTGACGTACACGCGACGCTTGCTGCGTCTTAGAAGCCGTTTCCTTACCCATTACTACGGTGCGCACGGGCCCCGAAGCAGGTAACAATTCATTAAATGCTTGTGCTTGGAACTGCGTAGCAGCTTCCGCCAACAAAGGATGGGTTACTCCGGAGGCTCCACGGAAAGGCTGAGTACGCTCATCGTAAGTAAAGCCCAAAAGCTCCAGACCGTTAGTGTAAGCATCTTCCCACTCTTGGCGACTCGCCTTGTTGGCATCAAACTCACCTAGCAAATCACTCGAAATACGCGCCAGTTCCCTGTCCGGTATCTCTTCTGCCAAGTTTGCATAGAAATCATCGCTAACACCACGCTGATCCTGCGGATCAAAATCTATAATGACACCGCCGTCATCTTCTGGGCTGATTTCAATGGAACCAACGTCAGTCGCTTCAATGTCTGCCATCACGACATTGGAACTATCAGGCAACTCAAGCTCTACTTCAGCCGCTAAATCGTCCGTGTCTAACTGCGATGGTACATCCATCAATCCTGCATTTGGTTTACCATTTGCCATTGCCGCTCCTAATGATCTGAGACAAAGTAACCATAAGAGTCACGCGGGAAATATAAGTCCATGTCCGCATCTTTGTCACTCTTAAACCTACGTTCATTCGCAGGTCTGTTCATTATTGCCTCTAATTGCTGAAATATCTTAGCATCAACCATCTTAGTTAGTTGTTCTGGTGTAGCATTTATTCCAGCTTGTTTAAATAAAGAAATTCCTACAGCGTTATTACGCTTGTCCATCGCACGATGTCTGCGATCAGAAAAACCTACATCTTCACCAAGGTTCCCAACCTTCATCGCGGTCTTTGGGCCGTAGTCCATGGCCACCATACCACTACCCAAGGCGTGTCCACGGGCGTCCGCCAGTTCTTGGGGAGTAGGCAAATCTTGGCGACCGGCTGGCCGACCATGACGATTTGGCCCGTCAATAGGGTCTTGAACTAGCGGATATCCGTAATCGCTTGAAAGAGTTTCAAAGAAAGTAGGGTCTTGCCCATAGTATGATTCGCGGGCCGCGGACCCCGGATTGCCAGACGCTCTTATCTCTGATTGTTTATTAGCATCAAACTGTGCGCCTTCAGGCGGAGACTTAAAAGGTGTGTACTGTTCTAAGAAAAAAGTACCTACACCACGTTCGTCAAATTGTTGTTCTTCCATAGGGACTGTAGTATCGTCTAACACTACAGTTGCACCGCCGTCCTCATAATAGGACACGAATCCGCCCGCTCCAAGGTTCACCGCAGGACTATTCATTCACGAGCCTTCCCATAATAAAAGTTAATAATACGCTTTCACTTTAACATGGTTTTCATCATCTTCCCAGTCATCAGTTGGTAGTTGGACGAAATTTCCTTGTCTATAGCGCATAAGCGCCTGCGTCATACTATCAACCAAATCATCGTGTTCTCCATTAGGAAAAGCCGCCACTTCTTCAATTAACTCGTCTGAAAAAGTTTCGTCGGGGGCCCAAACCATCCCTGCTTCAAACAATGGCGAGACACTATGTACTCGACTCACCTTATCGTTACCACGGCTCGGTGTAAAGTTAACAACTGGAATGCCCATGTTCCGTAGTTCGTGGGTCAAGGGCATACCACTAGCTTTGGCCTCCACAATTACTGTATCAGGCTCCCAAAAATTATAACTCTCAAGCGCAACTTGTTTTAACTCAGGGAAATCCCAACGTCCCTTTTTACTGTCTAATAGGATCAGGTTGGGACCCGAACCACCCTCATTAGGATAAAACACGCCCCACGTAGTAATCGCAGAATAGTCCGCCGTCTCCCTTTTACTAAACGCC